AAAAAACCAAAAAAACAAAACAGCAGCAACAAAACCATACAAAGAAATGTCTGGAAATCTCATCATTCAGCTCCTAAAATTTTCAACGCTTTGTTATACTTTTCAATAGCAGAAACCTTGTGAGGATAATTTTTGATCAAATCTGCCCGATTGTAAACCGTGTCTGCAATCTTCACGACAAGAGCATAATCATTAACTTTCACTCGATCAAGGTACTCCCAGTAATCGTCACCCTTCTCTTTACTGATAGCATCAACTGCTTCAACAATGAATTCAGGGAAGTTCTCACGAAGATCGTCTAGCGTTATTGGTGTATCTTCCACAACATCATGCAGAAGAGCAACCACAACATACTCACCGCCATATTGACGGACTGCATTAGCAACACCTCGCGGGTGAGTAATATAGGGAGAATTGTCCCAACGGGTTTGCCCCTTGTGAGCAGACTCAGCGATTTTATCAGCTAATTGAATTAGGTTTTCTTCGTACATAAGAACTCTTTCTTTGTTACCCTCTAAACATAGGGTATACAGATAATAATGTCAACACTAAAATGAAAATAGTGTAACCAGTTGAGGTTACACTATTTAAGTGAATATCCGGTTACTATGTGAACAATTGATAAACCTTAAACATCGCAACGATCACACGCTATGGCGAAATAGTCAGGATCACGTTCTATGCCTACAAAGCGGCGGTTTGTGTTCTGACAAGCAACGCCTGTCGCTGTTCAGCGTCTTTCCCATTTAGGCCGCCATTTCGTCAGGCTTGGGAAAGCTCAGCAGCTGATCGCGGTAATAAGCATATTGCTTATCGCGCAGTTCAATCTCGCGGGGCAGGCCTTCGGTGGGGGATGTGGTCAGCGTGTCGAATTTGTCGAGGATTGCGACAATTCGGGCTTGTTCTTCTAGCGATTTTTCTGGGTTGTCGGGATACGGTACTGCAATCAACGTCTTCTTGATGTTGTCATTGTATAGACGCTTGATCACACCACCATCTGAAACGTGCCATTTCGCGATCTGGTAGAAGTAGAAAAGGTATTTGTTCAGAACTTTGCTCTCATCATTTTCGAGCCAAACGATGTTACTGTCTTGGAAATATGCCTCTTCACCATTAAATATCACTGTCCGACCGATTGTGCCGCTTGCAGATATCAAAACGTCACCAATCTTTGGATAACTATATTGTTTTCTGAACTTCTCGAATAGCTCTCTGGAAATAAAGGCATTTGGCTCTCGACCAAACGTCCCGATTTTGAAAAACGGGATGTCTCCCGCCTCTGATGTTTGGTTCTTCATCACTCGTTTGCACATGCGTACTTCACCAACCCAGCCGAGAGGCTTCCATGCCATGTTCCCAGAAGGGTGGCTTAGAAGCTGATCGCGGTAGTGGTTGTATTGCTTTTTGCGCTGGTTAAGTTCGGCGGTAAGTTCGGCGGTAAGTTCGGTGAAGGTATCGAGTATCCGGACAATCTCCCCCTGTATCGCCAGCGACTTCTCCGGATCATCGGGGAATGGGATGGGGACAGTGATCTGAACCAAATTCCCTTTCGTCAGTTTTGCCCGCTCTTTGCTCGACAAGAAAGGAAGGAAGTTGGTGGTCGTCAAACAGTGGAAAAGGAACCGCGTATCGACCGCGTCCGTTCCTCGCACAACGTGAACATGGTTGTTGGCCCAGAAATTACCGGAGACATATTGGATAGAGTAGTTTTCGAGATTTGCTGAACCATCCTCGGCGATGAGGACATATTCGCCGCTATGGGTGTGACCGTCAACGTAGTCCTGAATGTTGTTCGCACCGTAGTAGGGAATTTTTCCGGCTGCGCGCAAAGAGGCTTTGACCGGCCTGCGCGCGCTATTTGCGATCTCGAAAAAGTTGTCATGCCCCAAAGGCACCCACTCAACTTCAGCCCCATCTAGCAGCTTTTCCAAAAAGCTCGGTGCGCTCACGCGTGAATCTCCGCAATGATAGCATCGATGTCGATGCGTAGCTGATTGATCCGTTCCACCGTGGTGCTGATCTCCTTATTCAGCTCATCAATGTTGACGATCTCGCGCGTATCACGCGGCTCGACATAGGAACTGACCGAAAGGTTGTAGCCGCGCTCCACAATGGTCTCATAGGGCACTGAGGCGGCGACATGATCGACGTCTTCCTTCGTATCGAACATCTCCATTACATTGGCGATGTGATCGTCCGTCATCAGATTGGTTTTCGTGGCCTTCTTGAAAAACTCTTCGCCGCTGGCGTCGATGAATTGGATGGCCGTGTCGGTTTTGTTCTTAGCCAATACCAGTATCGTCACGGCGATGGTCGTGCCGTAAAAGAGGTTGGACGCAAGGGCGATCACCGTCTCGACGTAGTTGTTATCGACCAGATATTGGCGAATCTTCTTTTCCGCCCCGTCGCGATAGAAGATTCCCGGGAAGCAAACGATTGCCGCACGGCCCTTAGCAGACAGATAGCTCAGCGCATGGAGCACGAAAGCAAAATCGGCCTTAGATTTGGGTGCCAGCACACCAGCAGGGGCAAAGCGGTCGTCATTGATCAGCGTCGGATCATCCGAGCCGATCCACTTCACCGAATAGGGCGGGTTTGAAACAATGGCGTCAAAGGGCTTGTCGTCCTGAAAATACGGCTGGGTGAGCGTATCGCCTCGCTGGATGTTAAACTTGTCGTAGTTGATGTTGTGCAGTAACATGTTCATGCGGGCGAGGTTGTAGGTCGTGTGGTTGATCTCCTGCCCGAAGAAACCCTCTTCGATGATATGCGCGTCGAAGTGCTTCTTGGCTTGCAGTAGCAGGGAGCCGGAGCCGCAGGCCGGGTCGTAAATCTTGTTAACCTTTTCCTGCCCATGCATGGCGAGCTGGGCGATGAGCTTTGAGACATGTTGCGGGGTGAAAAACTCCCCGCCGGACTTGCCCGCATTGGCGGCGTAATTCGAGATCAGGAATTCGTAGGCATCGCCGAACAGGTCAATCTGGCTGTTGTGGAAGTCCCCGAAATCCAGCTCCGCAACGCGCTTCAGCACTTTCGCCACGCGGCTGTTCTTCTCCGTTACCGTATTCCCAAGCCGCGTGCTGGTTGTGTCGAAGTCGGCGAACAGGCCCTTGATGTCCAGCTCAGAGGGGTAGCCATTGGCGGAGGATTCGATTGCTGAAAAAGCCCCGGCCAGATCGGTGTTCAGGCTGTTATTCGTGTTGGCGTCTTTCGCCACATTGGCGAACAGCTGGCTGGGATAGATGAAATAGCCCTTGGTTTTAATGGCGTCATCCTTGATGTCATCGGTGACGACATTGTCGGGGAGGTCAGCATAATTGATGCTCTCGTCATCCGCCTCGATATAGGCAGCGAAATTCTCGCTGATAAAGCGATAGAAGAGCGTACCCAAGACATATTGCTTGAAGCCCCAACCATCGACCGCGCCGCGCACATCGTTCGCTATCGCCCAGATTAGCCGCTGTAACTCGGCGCGTTGCTCTTGGCCCGTCATATCTTCTTATCCTTCTTCGGGCTGGTCTCGCGGTTGATGTAACAAAGGCCAACACAGGAGATTGGTGTGAGTTTCATTTTGGTTTTCATATTCACTGTTTCATCCTCAATTGAATTTCAAAATTTCCTCAGTATACACCTGAAGATATTAAATTACAAGTTTTAATTTGGTACCCCCTAAGAGAATCGAACTCTTGTTTCTGGATTGAGAACCCAGCGTCCTAACCGCTAGACGAAGGGGGCAAGACGCCCATTTTTTCCCATAATTTGTAGCATGTATTTCTCTATTCAGAGCATCTTTTGGCGAAGTGCCACTCATTTTCAAAACAAAATACTGATACACATGCAACCATTCGTGAACAATTAAATAATTGTGACGTTCATGGGGCATTCCCTTAACCATCTGAATTCTAGCATATGCTGGTATCCAAGCATGAGAGTAACTAGCCTCATTACCCGATACATAAAACGGATTTTTCCCAACAAACTCATTGTATCGCTTTGAGTCTTTATCAAGATCACCTCTATCCACATATATCAGTGGAATGTCAAAGGATATCTCTTCAACCCCAAGCAAAAAAGCGGCGCATGAACGAGCTTCACTAGACGTTAGGTATTCATCTCCTAAGAGCCTATCATTAGTCTGTGCACATGCTGCAAGGGCAATGAGAAATAAAGCTGTTAGAAAGTTTCTCACTCTATCCTCTCACGATCTTCGCTCTGCGAAGATACTCATTACGGGGTTCATCTACCACATACTCCCAAGGAGCATTGGCGCTTTCAAAAGAGTATAGCAACTCTGCTAATTCATCAAGGGCTTTCTCAGCCGCTTCAATCAATATAATTCATGTGTTGATTAATGTCAAGATATTTTTGAAATAAAATTGGTGCCGGTAGAGGGAGTTGAACCCCCATGCTCTAAGAGCCGTGAATTTTAAGTCCACTGTGTATACCAATTCCAACCATACCGGCAATTTGGTAGGCGCACATGGAGTCGAACCATGCCGTGAACAGTCATCAACTGCCAATTAAGGGGATATAAGACCCTCCCGCACACCAGTGCTTACGCCCATTTTTGGTAGCTCCACACGGAATCGAACCGTGTCATCGTCCGCATGAAGGACAAGTCTACCCAGTAGCAGAGCCGTTATCAGAAACTATTTATAATCAAAATTAGAGGATGTTTCTCTTATAAGTATAGGTGTCGATCACGATGCACCAACATCTACCGACTCTAGAAACTTAGGGAGTTCCAGCTTATGATCTATTTATACAAGAAGACACACCTTGACACAGGACTAATGTATCTAGGTAAAACTATTAGTGACCCATTCATCTATAAAGGTTCTGGTCTTCATTGGAAGAGGCACTTAAAGTATCATGGAAATAGGGTTAAAACTGAAGTGCTACGAGAGTGCGTAGATGATGAAGAGATTTGTAAATGGGGCTTACACTACTCTAAAATATGGGATGTTGTCAAGTCAAATGAGTGGGCTAATCTGATCGAAGAGAATGGTAAAGGTGGTAGTGCTAAGGGTAGGAAAGTATCTGAAGAGACAAAGCGTAAAATATCAGAGTCTCATAAAGGTAAGAAACGTACTGAAGAGTCCAAGCGGAAGATGTCCGGTAGGAAAGTATCTGAAGAGACTAAGCGTAAGCTATCAGCCGCTCAGAAGGGTAAGAAACTATCTGAAGAAACTAAGCGTAAAATATCAGAAGTCCATAAAGGTAAGAAACTATCTGAAGAAACTAAGCGTAAAATATCAGAGTCTCATAAAGGTAAGAAACATACTGAAGAGTCCAAGCGGAAGATGTCCGGTAGGGTGTTTAGTGAAGAGACTAAGCGTAAGATATCAGACGCTAAAAGGAACAAAGGGTGTGGGGAACTTAATAGTTTCTTTGGAAAAGCCCACACAGAAGAAGCCAAGATTAAAATAGGAAAATCTAGTAAAAAAAGAGCTATGGCACAATATAAAAAACGTTTAGTAAGCGGGACAGACGCACAGACCATGCAGGGGATATGCCCACACTGTAAAAAAGAGGGGCAGTATAGGGCTATGAAACGCTGGCATTATGACAATTGTAGAGAACTATCTCCCCACTAGAGGGATCATCTTCAGTTATGTCGATATATGCCAACTCTGGAAGACAAATGAATCGTGTTCCAAATATGTTGACATCTACACCATAGTGAAAATGTCCGTGCAGCCAAATTTCAGGTTTGTGAATTGTGAACGCCTGTTGGAAGGCGTTCCTTGTACTTGAAGGATACTGACCGGCAACATAGAATGGAAACACATGCCGCGCAACCTCTTCTGGACACTCATGAGTTACCATGATTCTTGGCTTAACCTCTTCGTATGTATCGATCATTCTATTCAGAGCAGGATACGAAAGCTCTTCATCATCCCACCAATCAATTCCCGGAGTACGATAATCCTTATCGATACTGTAAGCACCACCAACAAACATGTTATCACCTTCAACAGTACAATCTGCAATCCAGTTAGGATGCTTTGCACACACAGCAGGGTTGTCATGGTTTCCACGAATGAATCTATGGCCTTCAGGGAACACTGGATCACTTGGGAACCCTACAATTGGGCCATTGTCGTATGGCTCTGATCCATAAGGACGAAAGCCTACACCGAAATCACCAACCTGAATTGACTCACCACAATCGGCAATGATCTCTTTGTAACCATCCCACTTCCCGTGGACATCACCGATATAACGCATTGTTAAGTCTCCGTTTTATCACTATTGCTAAGGTTCTCCAAAATGGAGACAGCCAAAGATACATCAGCCGGATCAAGATACAACCACTTCGAACCAGCATCTTCATTTTTGAAACAAAGTGCTTTGCTAAGACGATTAGCTAAACCCTTAACGTCTATTTCAACATACATCTTCATCATAAATACCTCATAAAATTGGTGCACCGGGCAGGATTTGAACCTGCATGTGTCCAGTTAGCTTTCTCTAGATTCGTAATCTAGCGGCATACCGATGCATTAATTGGCAGGTGAATAAGGAATCGAACCCTAGTCTACTGGGTTGGAACCAGTTGTTCTACCACTGAACTATACACCCTTAATAATTAGTCATTTACTTGTTTCCTGATTTGCGAAATAATCTCTCACATACTTCACATCGCTTAAAAAATCATCAGATGCTGTAGTAGTATCTCTCATCCAATCTTCATACATTTTTGTATCATAGGAATATCTTATTCTTTTGCTTCTTCGTATGAAGCCATATTTTGGTGGATAGTGTATGACAATCGCATAATTAGCATATTTCTCAGATACCGTAAAGTGTGTAGCATCTTTCAAAATAGTCGGTGAAAAATTAGGCATATATAATATCCTTCATAAGAATGGTGCCCCCGGTAGGATTCAAACCCACGACCTACTGATTACAAATCAGTCGCTCTACCTACTGAGCTACAAGGGCATTTATACTTTATTCACTGTTGCGTGAAGTTCCTTATATACCGAAATGAAACTCACACCAATCTCCTGTGTTGGCCGGGGTATTCAGATTCGAACTGAAACTAAGAGCTTCAAAGGCTCTGGTGCTAACCGTTACACTATACCCCAATTTTGGCTGGAGTCCTCAGATTCGAACTGAGCTTAATCCTGATTAACAGTCAGGTGCCTTCACCTAGAAGACTAGACTCCAATATATTCGTACACTTCTTGTTCTGATGTGAGCAGCTTAGTGCCTTTTCGGGAGACTACAATGAATGAATCATCGCTGTGCTTCCTAACCAAACCAAATCCCGGAAATCTTCCATTACCATTCACTCGTGCGTTCCACCTTGTTTTTTTCAAATAAGGTTTCTTGTACTCATGAGGAATTCCTAAAATCCTGCTACACTTATCATAAAATTCTTTGTCCATCACCCCGTATAACACACTGTGTTGTATATGTCAAACTAAATAATTGCTTTACTTATTAAATTTCGCCCATATCTTTCAATGGTGGTGCCTTATTACCACAAGCACATCCTTGCGGCGTACACCGACACTTGTCGTTGTTAGTGCGATTGCCTACAGTATCCTTGGTGTCATCACGAGCACTTTCGCTATCAATGCTACTCATATCGTTCTCCTATGTGTTTCATCATATCTATTTATACGTTTATATTGGTGCTCCCTCTCGGATTCGAACCAAGATCAACCGGGCTTCAACCGGCCACTCTGCCATTGAGCTAAGGAAGCATTGTTGGTCGCCCCAGTCAGAATCGAACTGATCGTCGCTCAGTTATCGGCTGAGAATTCTACCATTGAACTATGGGGCATTGAATTGAACACAGGGTGGGATTCGAACCCACGATGTGGTATAGCAAATTAAAAGTTTGCGCCTTCGGCCTCTCAGGTCACCTGTGTATCTGGTGAAAGGCTTTGGCATACACAAACTATATTGCTGTACCACATAATTCTTTGTCTAGTAGGAACCGGGTCCGTTAAACACTCCATCATCGAAAGAGAGGATTGCTACCACACCACGGGCTTCTAGTTCTTCGTCGTACTTACGAACCAACGTGTCGTTGCGTTCGCCCTTGTAGTGTCCACCGCAGCATGATGTCGAAAGTGCGTTGGCACGACGCTGCTGCAAATCTTCGTTCGTCAATTGTGGAATAAGATATATGTCGTTCATAATTCTGTTCCCTTGCTGTGAATGAACACCATAGCACGTGGGTTTTAATTTGTCAACTTCTTACACCCGTAAATTCAAAAGGTATTCCAACCGTTCTTGGATTCTAGAAGCACAAATCTCAAACACCGAGAAATAGTTGTGATGAGTCCAATCATCCATTGTCAGAATAGGTTCATAGAATTCTTCTTCTGCGCCGGGTGCAATGTTTCCCCAATACCAAGGCTCACAGAAGTTATGATCAGTGTCTAACTCATCTTCTAGCTTCTCTGCATCATCAGCATATTTCTCAAGCCACATATCGAAGCGTTCATAAATTAGCTTTACATGTTCCTCTTTCAATGGGTTGGCTTCGCGGTATGCCGTAGCTTCTTCGGCCCTTTGTATCTCACCTTGTCTATAGTACATGCTTAGTTCAGCAGGCAACATGTTTGCTAAACGAATCTCATGCGCAACAACTTCCTCTGATGCTCCTTGGGCCTTGAACTTCTCAGCGAGTTTCAAACGCCTTTCTCGATATTCCTTATTTCTACTTATTTCATCTTCCAAAACTACATTGTTGTCAGAATCCGTCATATACATGTTCTTATCTGCATATTTCGTCTCGCCATATGACATATTGGTATTAAAGTCTGGTCTTGTAGTTTTAGCCATTGATAATTATCACCATTCTGCATATGTTGGAGAAAATACCCAGAGTCGAACTGGGATAACTGGGGTTGCAATCCAGCGCATAGCCATTCTGCCATATTTCCAAATTGGTACACTAGGAGAATTTCGAAATCTTCCATTACCATTCACTCGTGCGTTCCACCTTGTTTTTTTCAAATAAGGTTTCTTGTACTCATGAGGAATTTCGAAAATCCTGCTACACTCATCATAAATTAATCCATTTATTACTTTTTGTTAAGTTTTCTTTTGCTGGTAGATATTGTAAATTATCTAATATATGCAATCCAGATACTGTTATGCCTCTAAGGGGTACTATATGGTCTACATGATAACCTATAGGACAATTTTTATAAAATTCTAATATTCCTTCTTGACCAAAAATCGGTGTTCTGTCTTTAACATGTTCTTTTCTTTGTTGGGCAGCAATTCTCCATATTTCAGGATGTTCCCTCTGGTAAATTAACTGACAATGTTTACAAACACTTGATCTGTTATCTATTCTAGATATACTTTTACTAAATGAAAATATTGATTGAACTATATCACACTTACTACAACATTTAACATTATAAAAATTTAGTATATAAGTATGAGCTCTAATATTTATATTTTTATTAGAAAATATAATTTTATGCAGCCTAGATATAGTACTTGAACTAACTCTGACTTCATCTTTTATATTATAATACTGTTTACTTATAGTTTCTATATATACTTTTTTATCTATTTTTGTTTTAGGCCATAATACTTCTTCTTCAAAGTACTTTTCTACCCAATATTTAATAGTTTCCATATCCTTTACTTCTCCTTAACAGATTAAAGACGCTACTAGTTAAGGTAGTAGTTAAGGGGTAATTAATCCCAACGCCTTACTCCTTCAGCCCATCCTTCATGATAGCCCGGAACTTCTTGTCAGTCACCTTCTTATCGTTCACGTTGTTCTTACAGACATTTTTCAATGATTCGTTCGCGTATAGTGCCGTTTCCATTCGGTTCACGTGTTGTTGGACCCGTTCAATGGAAGCCAGCAGGCCAGAGTAATCGTGAGTGTCGCGCATGGTTCGCATGCGACTAAGTTCTGTGCACACATATTCTTCAACGTTAACTGTGAATGGAACTCTCGACATTATCACCTCTCGAATTGGTACTCGATGACGGGTTCGAACCGCCGACATCTGCCTTGTAAAAGCAGCGTTCTTCCACTGAACTAATCGAGCATATTAGTTTTATATTTTCGCAAATATTTGTTTCGTTTTGTATCTTTAACTATACCAGTGTTTCCATAGGTGTCTGTTTGGCTATGGCAGTGTGGACACAAAAATTGCAGATTATCAATCTCATTATTGTCACTATTTCCATCGATATGATCAACATGAAGTGTTAATGGTTTATTGTTCCATACCACACCTTGTCCACATTCAGCACACTCTTCCCCACACTCAACCAAATACTTTCGCTTTTGTTCTCGGGTTCCTTCGCCTCGCATCACCTTCGGTCTATAGATAGTCTCCCATCTATGGGCATGGAAACACGAGATAGAACAGTATTTTGCGCTTTTATCTTTCTTCGATAGCTTTACGGCGCAATGCTGACAAGTGATGCTACTGATCTCCTATAATTTGGTGCCCCTAGAGGGACTTGAACCCCCACGACCTTTCGATCACTAGAACCTAAATCTAGCGTGTCTCCCAATTCCACCACAGGGGCATTTTTCCTGCTAAAATAATCATGGCGAGTTGAAAACAACCTCTTATCTTTCGCAGTACCCCACGACTGACCACAATTATTTAGTTAGTTATTGCCTACATTACATAGGCGAAATTCATGATCTCTCTCTGTGTTTCTCTTACCTTCTAAATATAGGACAGATCACAGATTAATACAGGCTTTATTTTCATAAATAATTGGTGGAGAGCCGGGGAATCGAACCCCGAATTCTTGCTTGCAAAGCAAGTGTGTTCCCGTTAGCACTAGCCCCCCTTATGTTATATTGGCGGATGGTGTTGGATTCGAACCAACGGTACGGTATCTCACGCACATCAGGTTAGCAACCCAACGCCTTAAGCCTCTCAG